AATCTTAAGACCTGGGTTACCTGAGTATCTTTTATTATACTTTCTACGTAACTTTTTAGTATAGATTTTAGATGCATTATTAATAAACCTTTTAAGATACTGTTTCCAATTGAATTTAGGAGGCTCTACCTTAAATAGTCTTTCGATAATCTCTGCTAATTCCCCGGGTATTGTACCGTGCTTCTTTTGGATCTCTTCTGCAGTGGTCTTCATCTGATGTTCATATTGCTTTTGTACTAGCTTCTTTGCTGCTTCAGGCAACTCTGTAACTTCTTCCCAATGCTTGTGACAATATTGACTATCGCCATCCATTTGATCTAATATACCCTGCAATGCATCACAGCTACTGTTACCACTGCAATCCATAGTTTTTTCTAGCAATTTATAATACTCACCGGTACCAGCTTTCTTTGGCAGTTTAAGTTCTTTAAACGTATCCAAAGTTAATCCGCCAGCTGGCAACATGTTACGATCTATATACTGATTAATCTCTATATCCGCAGCTATGTTAAATAACTTTTTATTAGGATATTTATCTGCCAAGATAAGGTGACCGAAAGCTATATGTAATAGCTCATGTTTTAGCAAACCTTGTTGATGTGGCTCACTAAGGTCTGCAAAGAAATCCGGGTTAATAACTAATCGCATTCCTATGCCGTGTTTTCCTACACCTGCGGTAGCACATTGCTTACTGAATTCTTTTTGTAATCCAATAAGAAAGATACCGTAGAAAGGCTCTGTAAATATCAGTGTCTTAGATATTCTAGAGAGTTGATCTTGTATTGTTCTCATGTTTAATTGATTTAAAATATATACCTAATTGTATTCCAAGGTATAATTTGGTTATGTAATTGTCTAAATTGTTTTATATACTTACCTTTTAGGCTAAGTTTATATCTTATATTTTCACCACCATATTGTGATCTTTTAAGCTCTTGCTTGTCTAGCACCCATAAATCTACTTCTGTTTTAGGATGTCTTTCTAAATTTACAGTATGCTTTTTAAAATTATGTGTGAGAAATATAACTTCTGATAATACTTGGTCCTTGTATTGTACATAATCATTTACCATATTGAATAGATCCGCATAATCTTCTAGCCATCCATCATATACTATAACAGGACTAAAATTTATATGCACATCATAACCAGCATCTATAAATGCATCAATAGCTTTTATCCTATTAATAATTTTAGATGTGTGTGGTTCATGTAAATCTGATTTATGCTGAGGCATAAGACTAAATCTTATACGCATTTTACCTTGCGGGTCAAATGATGTAAGATTAGGATTAACATATTTAGTGGCAAAACTACCCATAGCAACAGGATGATCTCGAAAGAATTCAAATATCTTTTCCCATTGATGGTGTTTTGCATGCAAAGCAAAGTCTTCGTTACAGCTTATGTCATATGTTGTATACTCTGCGTGTGTCTGATTAGGTTTATCTACAGGTGTAAAGTATGCATGGTTATTTATAGCTGTAAGTATATCTCCTGTGTTAGTTGCTATAGTAAGACCTTTATCTTTATGTCTTTTCATATAGCAATAAGAACAGTTATACAAACAACCGTAACCAAAGCTTGGACTAATAAAATCTGTAGATCTACCTGAAGGCCTAATAAGCATAGACTTTCTAGTGACCTTATCTATCATAAACCTTCATCTCTTTCTCCATCTGCCATCATTTCAGCCCATGCTTCTTTTCTAGCAGCTTCATACTCATAATCTTCTATAGGTTCACAATGTTCTTTGCATTCAAAACAGATGCCAATATCTTCATCCATTTTTGCTCCGCAACAATCACTAAGCATTTCATATCCGTAACCATCATCTATAGGGTTACTTAATTTCCATTGATCGTAATTCATAATTTTTGTTTAATTGATTAATAAAAAGAAAAAGAGGAGGAGATGTAATCGCCCCAAAGTATAACCGCCATTAATAATTTAAATTAATTACTAACCTCCTCTTTATCTTATAATTGTTTAATAAGTTCTACTGTTTCATCTACTTGTTTTTTATTTCTAGGCATAAATAATACATAGTGATGATTATTATCTTTAAGATGTTTTTTAAATAGTTTCCATCTTAAAGGAAAAGACTCGTTTGCATAGCCTTTTGTTTCGATAATAAATTTACCGTTTGGATCTACAAAATCAGGTGTATATGTAATAGGTCTAATTTTACTACCTTTATTATATAACTTTTTTTGTGTCCCCTCATAACAAGCTAAAGGATATACCATAGCAGGAAATATTGTAAATGTATTTTCTTCGTATTCTACTAAAATTTCTGATTGCTCTAATTGCTTATAGCAGTACAATTCAAGATTAGATTTAAATTCTTTTCCATCATATATACTTTTTTTGGCATTTTTAACTTTAGTTCTACCCTTCCTTTTAACATACTTTCTTTTCTTCATAATTCATTACATTAGTTTGTAAATATCCTTCTAGTCCTCTATTTTTATTCCATATGTATGCTTGTCCGCATCTTAGTGTTCCCACATATCCTTGTGTTTTATGCCAAGTATCATTAGCACATATACTAGGTATAAATCTAACTTTAGTACCCATATACTCATTAAGCATTTCTTTATGCTTATGTCCACAGTGCACCTCTCTAACTTTACATCTACTCCACATATCAGGCTGCTCAGTGGCAATTAATAGCGGAAGCTCTTGAGGTTTTTCTTTATCACCGTGTGTAAACATAATCATATTTATACCATACTCATAATATTTACGTGACTCTAAACTATTGTCTATACTTACATTTTTATTGTTATGATATAAAGCGTCTAACACCTCTCCAACGTAAAACATACGTTCAAAGTCATGGTTACCTTGTACAACTAATACATCCACAGGTGCGAACTGTGATAAATAATCAATTGCTTTTGTAACTAAATGCCAATAACCTCTAAAAGATTGCCGCCAACGCATACTATCTTGTTGAGGTGTACCTTTAGTTGTAGCTCTACTCATACCTTCTGAGTTAAGTCCGTCATTACCTACAGGTAAAAGAAATCGTTCAATTTCTAAACCATCTGCTTTTCTATGTAAATCTTGAATTGCTTGTATGTAATGCCTTTCTAATGCTTCTGGGCCTTCATCTGTTATCTTACCATAATGTATATCTGGTAAAGATATTTCATAACAAATAGGATCTTTAGGTTTTTTGTACTTAAGCTTTGGTACTTTAGTTGATCTTGTTTTTATATATTTAAGTAACTCTTCTTTAACCTGCGGCTGTTCATGCCATTGGTTATGTGTTACTATACTATACCTTTGTTCTCCATTAAAGTTTTGCCAAAACTTAACAGACTTTACGTCTGCCATTGTTAATCCATTGTCTAGTAAATGTTTTTGAAAAGCTTGACTTGTAGTAAGTTCATGACCATTATCATTATTCATTCTTTCTTGTATCCATTCTTCAGATGTTACAAGCTTTTTACAATCTTTAATAATAGCTATATCTACTTCCCATTTGTCTGCTAACCATTGTGCTCCTTTTTTTAAAAATCCTTTACGTGTTCTAAACTTCTCAATAATTTCATCTCGTGTCATTTTAATATGTTTTTAAGTTCGTTAAAATTGCCTACCTTAAATATTAAATCTGATGGATCTTTGACTTCATACTCTTGAGGTATACAAATATTATTAAAACCATATAAATCACATATCTTTTTAGCCATGCTTTGACCAGGGTTATTTACATTGTTAAAATCATTATCATATAAAATTTCTATTGTATTGAATCGTTGTTTTAGCTCACTTATTAATTTTTCATCAGGTATTTGCATTTCACTTTGCATAGCAATCGAATGATAGCCTGCAGCGTATAAACACATAATATCTTTGAGGGAAGAAGTAATGATAAGCCTCTCACCTTTATTCGGGAGTTGGTTATAGCCTTGAACATCTGTCTTTTTTGTATTGCTTAACCACTTATTTTTTTCTTCGTAAGGAGAATAGATTTTATATCGATTTTTAAACTTAAATACATAAGTAATTGATTTACAAGTAAATCTGTTGTTGTTCACCCAGTAGTGACTTATTGGTTCAACTGCAAAAGTATTAAGTATTTTCTTACTTACCAAATATTTTCGCCAAAAGTTCGCATCATCCTTATTCCAAGGCCTTGCTCGTTTTTGGATTATTGTTGGTTTTTCTATATATTTAGGCTGAGGTCTTGTACTACCAAGATACCCCATAGTAAATAATCTTTCTTCTTTTTTAGAGCTTAAATTTAAATTAAAATCACAATCGATAATTTTTAAAGCGTCTATAAAAGAAACCGCATACTTAAATTGAACATAACTAAAACAGTTAAATGTGTGGTCAGGATAACCAAAATCTTTATATAACAGGTTACCACTCCACAATACTATAGAAGCAGATGGTGTTTCATCTTTTCTTAATTCGCTACAAAACTTTTTATTTAAAGTTTTAAAACTAGAACAATAATATGCAAAAATGTCATACTCAGTAATTTTACTAAGTATGACATCTGTATGCAAATGATCTTCACTGCTTCTAGAATTAATCATTAGAAAGGAAGATCTTGTTTAGCTGGGGCTTCTGCAGTAGTAGTTTCTCCAGTCCAATCTTCATCTTCATTGATTGTGTCAGGAGTAACTAGTGCAGCAGTGGATACATGTGTTCCCCACTTTAAGTCAGCGTTAAAATCAGCATTAAATGAACCATAGTCATCATTAAGTGCTTTAATAAATAAATCATCACGTTGAGGTTTTACTCTACCAAAGTATTTAGTATATACTTGCTGATATTTATCATCTTTTACACCAATAAGAACTCTTACCTCATTGCTTGAAAGTGTGTGAACTAAAGCTTTAAGTTCATTTATATTACCATTAGCTATTGCAGATACTGTTTCAAAATATACATTATCACCAGCAGCTACGTTAGCCCAAGCTTTAACAAAATTAATAAGAGTTTCCTCACCTGTGTAAGCTTTTCTTTGTCCTTCTGCTTTCCACCAGTCATATGTTGGTTCATCTTCTGACCACGTAGACTGACCAATATTATTCATCCATTGGTGTTTACCTGATTGAGACACTCTGTGTTTATTTTGCATTAATATTTCTAATTTAAAGTTACCGTCTGAATTAGCCAGCCAAAATACAACTTTATTATATTCTTCACCACTAAATTCTACTTTATAATTAGGTTCTTGTTTAACATTAATATCCATGTCGTGTAATTCCCTCATTGTTGGGTTTACAGCCATAACTTTTACATTAGTTAAACCTGAGTAGGTTTTGATTCCACCTACAACTTCTTCTGTACTTGCATTACTTTGTATTGCCATTTTTATTATTTTTAATTATTAATTGGTTTATAACTCGAACGTATCATCGTCCATTTCTATTTCATCTTCGTCATTAGCTTCCATAGCTTCTCTTAATGTTTCACCATTTTCATTTACATGGGTATCTAAAGCTTCATTAAGAGTATCTTGATCTTCTTGATCTAACTCTACCTCTTCTCCATGTTTATTTTTAGCTGTCCATTCTGCAGCTTCTTTAATAGTTTCTTCTGGAGTTTGGGTATGCGGTCCAAGCAAATCTACAATAGACTGTTCAGCTTTTGTAATTTCATCTCTGGCTTCTTTAGCTGAATCTATAGCTTCGTCTATAGCATCATGTAAAGTTATTTGATTAGGATCTACTTCTTCTACTTCATCTGGTGTTACATCATCTACAAAACTAAAAGATAGCGCTTTCTTTCTACTAGGTCTTCTACCTTTAAGAAACGGATGTTTAAACATCTCATCTACTTCCCACGGTTTAATACTATACTTTACAGCCATTTCTGATTTACTAATACCGTCTTTAAGATCTTGATCAATCATTGAGACAGTAATTTTAGCAGGAGTTTCACCTGGCTCTACGTGCTTTTTCATTTCAATCATTTTTTTACGTTTAATTAATCTATATATATTTCTGACCAATTCATAGGCATGGTCTTACCCTTTAAGTGTGCACAACGTGAACCAGCAGTTATATCATCAAGAGAATTAAAACTAACCATAGTTTGTTCTTCTTCTCTATAAATATAACCAACAGCATCAGCATTAGCGCAGGTTATTTGCTTGATTTTGCCAGTTAAGTCAAGGTCCTTTACAGCAACCTCTTTACCTTTCTTTTCAAGCATTTTGTCCTTTAAGTGACCAACTAAGATAACATGATCTGCTAACAGGTTTAGTCTGTCTATCCATTTTTTGTATGCCATTCGTAAATACAAATAGCCTGCGCCATTAGGCAGTGATAGTATTGACATTCCTGGGTTTTTAGTCTCAAAGTTTTTACCCATAGGAGTTTTCATATAAATTTTCTTGCCTTCGTCTTCACACCATTCTTCTAGTTTAGATATAGTGTCGATAGCAACATATTTATATGGTTTCCCTTGTTTAATTATTTCTCTACCTGCATCAGCTAGTTCTTTTAAATTATTTACTTTAATCTTTAAAGCATCAATCATGTCTGAACCATCTTCTAGGTCAATTATTAAACAGTTGTCCAATTGTGATAATATTGTAGTCTTACCAATCTTTGGAGGACCATATATTATCATGTTTTTAGGCGATTTACGGCTAGCCTTTACCTTTGTTTTTGGTAGTTCCATTATTTTTATTTTTTTCTAATTCTTTTGTATATGCTTTCCAAAATGTTAACTCTTTAGTTAAATAGTTATTTCTTTCAATACCTACTAACCATCCTAACACAAAGAAAAATCCACATGCTAATAATTCTATTAATAAACTTGCACTATTCATACCACACTTTATATACTTTTACACCATTAGCTGTGGTACAAGCGAGTTCTTTTCGTTTTACTATCTTTTCTTTTAGTTTGCTTTTGTCCATGTATTTTGGATTCTTGCTGTTTAGCTTTCTCTTTTTTGTCATATTCCTCTAAGTTTTTAATTAATTCTTTATTATTATGCGCATAGACTGTAATCCAATATGCATATACTGCTAAGAAAAGTACTATTAAAATTATAATTATAATATCTATCATTTTTTTATTCTTTTATTAATATCCTTTTCTATTTGCGATGCTGCATATAAACCAGTAACTACACCGGCTATATATATAGCTATAGCTGCTACTATTTCCATTCTTTTTGTTTTAAGTTATATTTTTCTATTATTTGACTTCTCTTTTTTTCTAGTTTAGATTTAGATGCTGTTGGATTAGCAAACATATCTTCTCTAGTTAAATTGTGCACATTATATACTTTTGCACCTATTTTGTCAATTGTTCTTGTTAAATTTCTTACTATTTCTATTGCTCTTTTTTTCATAATTTAAGTTCTTTCATTAATTGTAAATGTTGACATATCTGCCTCAAATGGGATCATACCTAGTAAACCGTCACGATTCTTTTCTACATGAACAGCTAACAGTCCTATAGGATCCTCATTGCAGTATGATTCTGTTATACCATACAAATCATATGGCCGTTGTAACATCATAACAACATGTGCATCTTGACCGATACTGTCACCACCAAACAAATCTGTTAGTAGCGGCTGATACTGTGCCTTTGCACGGTGTTCTTGTTCAATGTTACGGTTAAGCTGAGATAGAAGTATATTTATAACTCCCATTTTAGCTTGCATCCACATACATCCTTTAGATAATTCATTTAGTCTTTGTAGTTCTGACTCTGCTTTACCTACAACAAGACGTGAGTGGTCAAAGATATTTATAATCCTAGCATCAGGATTTCTGTTAGTTATTTCTACATTAGCGTCTTTAATATACTCTATATTTCTAGGTATATTATTAAAATAAATAGGATACTTTTTATATTTAGATACTTCATTCTTATATAATTCGTAGTCTTCTTCACTTAACCGCTGTTCTACAGACAATAAATCTAACACTTGTTTTTTAACATCTTTAGAGCCTGCACGTAGTATTTGTTGATGGCCAGGCATCTCAAAACTCCAGTATAATACTACAACTTTTTCTTTAAGCTCATGATCTAACAGGTCAAATATCATTTGATTACTAAATGCTGATTTACCTACACCAGGTCTACCAGCAATTACATACATTTTACCAGGTTGTAATCCACCTAATAAATTTTTATTTAGTCTTGCCCATTTAGTAGGGAAGACAGGTCGTTTACCTAGCATACCAGTCCTAACCTCATTAATAGAAGTTGTTACAGACTGTTCTATGCTTTTAAATCCTCTGCTCTTATAAAGATCTTGTGATTCTTGGTTTAAGGGGGTCTTTTTGTATTGCATTTTCGTCTAAGTTTTCATACTTTTCCCAAGTATGGTTATTAATCCAGGTTTCTAAGTTTTGTAAGTACTCAAGATTATTTCTTTCAATTAGTAGTTGTTTATCCAAACATTTCATAATATATTTATGCTTGTATAGTTTATTATCTACAATTTTTTTGTACCTATTTTTGGCTTTTTTATTAGCCATAGCATCTGGATCCTTCGCATGCAATACCCTAACGCCACGTGTAGACGAATTGACCTTCATAGGATATTTACTGATTAACTCAGCAAACATAGAATCAAAGTCAGAAACAAAAAGATCGATGAACTCTTGTCTAATCACATGATTATCAGGAGTTTCACCGAGCTTTATGTATCCTTGCTTTTGCAATTCGTCTAAATTTGGCTTTAAATTAAGATTGTTTAAATAGTTAAATCCTTTTCGATAGATTATAAATAAATACGTGAAATCATCAGCACTCATATTTGTTTGTGTCAATATTTCAAAGTCTATATTTATCTTCATATCAAAAATTCTTTTATAATTAAACGGAACATGGGTACAAATATACAAATCTTTTTCATAATACAAAACTTTTATTTAGTTATTTTTTATATCCAATTTACGTTATCCAAATTCTTTGTAGAATTCTTTAGCCATTTCTCCTCCTGACTATCTTTAACATAAAGTATTATTATATCACCAGTTTTACCTTCTTTAAACCTTACAAGCCTACCTACACGTTGTATCATAGGTAAAGCTTTACTAGTAATACCACACATTATACCCATATTTGCATCTGGGACATCTAAACCTTGATTTAAAGCTTTTGTTGAGCATAATACTTTGATTGTATCATTTTTAAATGCATCTAATATTAACTCTCTTTGCTTTTTAGTTTTACCTGAGTGGTATGACATAGCTAATGGTGACACTGACTCTGCTAACTGATCTGTAAAATCGTTTGCTCCACTGAATGCAAGTATTTTTTTGTCTAAGTTATTTATAACTAATTCTTTAAACATTTTTACTTTATTTTCAGCAAAATCTATAATAGCCTTACGCTCTCTAATAGATTGATAAAACTGAGCAGCAGCTCTTTTGTCTTCTGGTGTAGCATCTGGTGTACTCATAATATATTTAGCTCTACTAAATGCATCAAATTGTCCTAATACATATTTAGATCTAATAAACTGATTGTTAATAGCTTTGTATGCAGCTCTTTCATCAGTTGTTAATTCTACAGGTATACATTGTATTTTATAAGGAGATACTAAACCAAGCTTAACACATTGATCTAGTGTAACTTTGTATACTGTAGGTGCTAGCTTACTTAAATAGTTAGCATATTCTTGCTCTTCAGGTACTGTAGCAGTCATGCATAATAATTTATCGTAAGTATTATTATCAAAGAATTTTTTATACTCTTTACTTAAGCCTAAATGTATTTCATCACATACTACAATACTATAATGCTCATTTTGCAATTTATATGCACTCTGATAACATAGTACTTCAACGTTGTCTAAGCAATGGCCTAAATCCCATTTATAAAATTCTTCACGAAATTGATCTTGTAGTTGTATAGTAGGAACAAGTATTAATGCCTTGGTTCCTGTTTTTAATGCGTAATCTATTGCAAGTATACCACATCTAGACTTACCAAAACCAGTACCTGCTATAATTGAGCCTTTAAATCCAGAGTTAGCCCAACAGTTAAGTGCTTTTCTTTGTTGTACGTCTTTTATTTTGTTCATGTCTAATATTTCTTTCATTTTCTAAGTGTTTTAAAAGTTGTTTAGGTTTTACTACATCGTGCCAATATTGTTTATAGTATGCTTTTCTATCTCTAGTCATAGGTATTATAGATCCATGTCGTTTGGCTTTAAGCCAACTAAATCCATTGTATTTTAAGAACTCTTTATATTCATCAGTGTGTTCTTCTACCTCACCACTATATTTAAACCAATCATCCATATCTATTTGATTAGCTTTGACTCTCTCTTTCCAGTCACGATAGTCTTTGCATTCTTGCACAAATGCTTCTATTAGTTTTTTATCCATATTATTATTATTTTTCCCAACAATTACTTACTGATACTTCTGCTTTTAATAACCTATTTGTTACTATTTCATTTGCAGCCATTTCCATTAGTATTTTCATATCTCCTGTCCATGTCTCTAGATAGTCATTTCTACATATAGTATCTATCTGATCATGTACAGTCATTACTAGTTTTACAGGAGCATCGTGTTCTTTAATATAATCTCTCATACTAATTAAAGCACGCTTAGTCATATCAGCACTAGCTCCTTGTATAGGTGTATTTTTAGATGCACGTTCAATTGTACCTAATTGCATACTAGCTGACTTGTTGTCCCATATTTTAGGATACCAGCTAGTAAACCATCTCCTCCTATTATAAGGAGGAAATGTTTTAATATACCCATATTTTTTACCAAAGTTACCTAGTTTATCTAAGAACCCTTTGATCGATGGGAACGCTTGGAAATACTTTTCGATGAGCTCTTTAGCTCCCTCCACACTGATATTAAGAGTATCAGAAAGCTTATGAGGGCCCATGCCATAAGCAAGACCGAAATTAATGGTTTTGACATTAGTTCTAAGTTTTTTATGTTGTTTACAATTACATTTTAATTTTTTAGTCATATATACACAATCTTCTTCAGCAGCATTTAACCATTCATCACCATACACCAACTCAGCACATGTAGAGTGTAAGTCCTGTCCTTCTTCTAAGGCTTTCAACCATACGGGATCCTTAGATCCAAAGGCAATTACATTTAACTCTTGGCTTGAGTAATCAGCACTTACAAAGCTCCATCCTATCGGTGCAGTAAAACAGTTTCTAAATCTATTATCAGCAGGAATCTGCTGCATGTTAGGTTTGGATGAGCTAACTCTACCTGTGTCAAGTATTTGGTGAAAATTGGTGTGTATTCTATTATCTCCTGCTAAATTATCAAAGAATTTATGACCATATGATGTACATAATTTCATAGCTTCTTTATATTTTACATATGTATCTATAATTTCGTAACTAAATCTATGTTTATACATTGCTTTACCGTTAACATTATCTAAATCAGGCACAAGACATTGAAATACCTCAAGTACTTGTTTAGGTGATGTCCATTTAACATTTACTTTTCTTAATTCTTCAATTGGTGTAAACATATCAGCTTGTACATATTTAGCTACAAACTTTTGTAATTTATGATTTTCTATTAATATTTCATCTAAGTTTAATTGTAGTGCTGTTGCTTCATTGTTGTTTATTTCGTCAAGTGTCTTCCATTGCTCAGTATCTAAATCTAAACCATTACATTCTATATCTGCAAATGATAATACTACTTCATTCTCTAAATCTACAACGTTATTTAGTTTATATTTATCTATTAATGGTAACTGATGTTCACGTATACCTACAAGATATTCTACATCTTTAGCACCATAAACTATTTGATCAGCTTTAAATGGATGACCTTCTAGATTAATAAATTGGTTTCTTACCTCTTTATTTATTTCTACATTTAAATACTTTTTACAAACATCTTTGAGTCCATACTTCATTCCATCCTTACCACAATTTAATACTCTCTCAGTAAGAAAGGTGTCATAGACACACTCAAGTTTTATATTTGATGTTGTTTTTATAAACTTATAATCAAACTTGGCGTTATGAAGTATTTTTATTATATTTTTAGACTCTAAGATGTGTCGTATAGGTTCTAATGATATAAATCTAGTGTCAATTATAAATTGGTTTTCTTCATCACCTATCTGAAACATAATCATTTTCTTACATGTAAAATCAAATCCTTCTGTTTCTGTGTCAACACCTAACACTTTTTTTGTTTCACAATATCTTGCAACATCTTCTATGTTACATTGTGCAAATTCTGTTTTAGGTATAAGTGTTTTTATACCAACTGTATAAATCATATTAAAATCCTTTGGTTATTAAATCTTCGTACTCGTTCTGTAATTCTGCTTGTTTAATCAGATGATTATCATAGTGATCCATTAAATATGTGTCTACATAATTACACACATGTTTACCCAAAATTGTATCACATTTATCACCACCAAATATAAAACTTTCTTGGTTATTTTCGTGTGCTTTTATGTATAAATCTTTAAATTCTTGATAAGTATTATCACTCACCATTTGTGCTATCCAGCTCATGTATGACATAATTTTATATTTTAAATTAATAAATAAAATATCAAAGGGAGATATTCTCTCCCCTTGATATTATAGATAATTTACAGTCCTATTTCATTTGACTGTAACTCACCAACCATTTCATTTGATGTCGTTAATTCAACTTGACTCTCTTTTACATCTATAGAGTCAGCTTCTAATCTTGTGTGTTTAACTTCTTGGTCACCTTTTATACCAACAACAATTACATTACTAAAGATATACTCACCATTGTGTAGCATGTGAGGTCCATTTTTACCACGTCTTTTAGCAGCAGTCTCATAGTTTTGCTCTTGCCATGGTGTTGGTTCAGTTGTTTCTTTAATTGCTAGTCTAACATTAAATCCATTTAATGTAGGATTTAATATATTTAAGTCTAACATTGTGCCTTTAGGGCCATCATACCAGTTTTCATTCATTTCTGAAAAGTCTACTCCATAATCCTCAGTTGCAGCTTGTCTGTCAGTTATTAACCATGATCTTCTAGCTTTATTTGAGAATGAGTCATCGTAGCGATTAGAATATGCTAATAAACTCATTTGTTCGTTTTCTGGTCTAATTACTTCTGCAAATTGTAGTGATATTTTATCATTTGCTACAACTCTTGCGTCTACTAATAGACATTCTCCATTCTTTAATGTTTCTACTGTTCCTGTGTTTGTTTTCATAATTTATTTAATGTTTAATTGATTATTTGATAGTTTCATAAAGGTATACTATCAACCTTGTTAATTAATTTTTATTTCTATACTTATAAATGGTAATAATATTATAAATAGTTTATCCACCCAAGCTACACCAATTCCTATTCCTAGGAATGGTGTAAATTCAATGTTAAACCTTTTCATACTATTGTGTGTATTTCTTCAGAATATGCAAGATCATATGATATGTCTGATATTCTTGTGTTAACTAGATCTAATGACAACTCAAGTAATTGTCCCCTAACTTTACGTTTGTTTGTTTTGATTTCTTTAGTAATAATGTGTTGTAGTTTAATTAGTTCGTCTAAATCATTTCTTCTAATGTCTACTGTTACTCCTTTTAATTTGATTTTCATAATGTTTGTTGTTTTAAATGTTTATAATTAATTAGTTTATTTGTCGTAATAAATGTTTAATTATTTAGTTAGTTGATTCTAACTCTTTTATCTTTTGTTTTAACTCAATGATCTGAAGTTTAAACTGAACATTATCTGAGGTTAGTCTGTCAACATCTTGTAGTGCTCTCATTAGTTCTAAGTTTTTAGATCTAATCTTTTGTTCTTCAGTATAATTTATACTGTTAATTGGTAAGTGTCTTAAATCTTTTTCGTGTTCTTTCATGATTGTTTGTGTTTAGTTAATATTTAGGTAAATGAACAGTTTGAATACATGTTCAGGTATTAATTGTTTTAATCTCTTGGAAAGACTTTAACTGTTAATTCTTTTCC